GTTGCGGCGCCCCCAACGCGGTTTTTATTTCGTGACAATATACACCTCTCGTAATTTATTTGTCGTTATAGTTTGTGTGTTAGACGTTAAAGAAGGGTCCATCACCGCCGCCCTTAGTTGCTGCAGATCCACCGCCATTTTCAGTCGCAACGCGGGCCCAATCATATTTCAAATCTACCGTAAGTTCAGTCAAATCATCTTCGCCATATGCAAGATCCCCAAACTTCAAGTTAATGATAAAAGCGTTCCACAACGTCCAGGTTTCCAACGGGTTTCCATCAGAATCAATTTGAGTAATAATTACAGTTCCAAGAGCACCGGCCGACTTGGCCTTTGACATTGTACTGAGGGAATTAGCATCCGTGGGGGGAGTATATCCCGATAACTCAACGATATCTGCCAGCGTTGCTGCCAGATCTGGGTTGACAGGATCTACTAGGGTTACAGAAATGTCCTGCCACGTAACAGATCCTGGGTAATAAAAGGTATGGTTAAGATACTTGTGTTCGGCGGCCGCAATTTGAAAAGAAGGCTTGGCTACCGTTTTAGCATACCATAAGAGGGCACCTCCGCCTCCTTGCGACGATTGAATACCCTGAAATTCGACCTTAAATCTAAATTTTCTTTTGGGATCTTTTAATTCGGTAGAACTACCGAAATCGGTTGACCAGAATGGCATTAGTTGGAACTCCTGTTTCTATTTTTATATAGTCTGTGATGTAAAAATTCTTTCATATCTTTTAGTCGTCGAATGAAGCGCCGGTCGAAGCAATCACGAAGTCAATTGCGATATATTCGATAGCTCTTGCGGGCTTCACCATAATCTTAGCATACAAAATGTTTTGGTCAATCAAATCTGGAGTCGTGGTGCTCTCATCCAAGATTAACCTATAATCGGTGATTCCGAAGTTAACCTTAGTGTTGGCCAATAGTGGCTCAATGAGAGATTTGAAACGATTCCAAGTAGCTTGTACATTTTGTTCGAAAAGAACTTGTGTGGAAAGAATAGAGATCTGCTTCTTCAAGTAGATGACGAGCCTTCGCACGTTGATTCTGTCAAGAGCCGATTGGCGTTCTTGCAGAGTTTTCTGCCCAAAGACCACAATTCCACTAGAGGGGAAGGAGGCAATTGGATTGATGCGAGACTCATACAGAGTGTCGCGGTTCTTAGAGGTTAATCTTTCTGTGACAGCGGTAATGGGAATACCAGCAGCACCGTCACTCAAACCACCTCTATTAAAGCCCGCCGGCGCGAACCAAAGTTCGGAGGCCTTTTGCGAGCTAGCGAGAACACCCAGCATTGCTACAGAGGGCGGAACCCAAAGGAGTCGACCACTTGCAGCATCGCGGGTTTGTACCCAAGGATAGAAAGTACAACCATAACTGGAGTCAATACGCCGGTTTCTCAAGGCAGTTGCTGCAGACTGAGGAGTTGTTCCTATACGCGATGCCTTGCTGCTATAGTATTTCTCATGCGCGGGAATGTACACATCCGGCAGATCAATGAGTGCCAGTGCATCGGCCCGGTCTTCACACACATCAATCTCGCGGCCGGTCAAGGACGCGTGAGTGAGGCCTGGAACAGACAGCAAGTTCATATCAATAAACTCAGGGTCAGCTACCGTATCGATAGCCTGTGCATAAGTGTGGAAAGCATAGCTTGTATCCTCGGTTACATTTGTTCCCATTCCTTGATTATAGAGGGGATCGGGCTTCTGAATGTCAAAGCCGTCAAAGCCACCCCAGAATGGCGCTGTAAAGCGGTTATATTCTGCATTGAGCAAGTTTTCATAAGTACCCGACGTTACCGATAGGGAAGCTGCTCGTGATCCAGACTGGTAGAAGTAATCTCCATTGTGGCCCAACCGGACATCATCGAGGGAGAAGACATATGACCATGCTTCTACGCCTGTAGTATATTGCTTAGCAGGCTTTTGACCCGAAACAGGATCATCAGGGAAACTAGCGTACAACAAGCGATGCCAATCGGCAACACTCGCATCAGGACGCGTACTTCCAGAAGTGCGTGTTACGGAGAATCCGAAATACGCATCCGTTGGGTTGGAAAGGCCGCCGGCAGACGATGAAATCCTAAGCCGATCTTGCGGCCAATATAAGGACGCTGTGAGGCCGACGATGGTGGAGTAGTTGATGGTCTGGTCGGATCCGGGGAGTCCTTGAGAGGATCCCGTCATAAACATGCCGAAACTGCCGATGTTCGCAGAACTAGTAACTCCTCTCGCAATAGTCAACGACCCAGTGCCGGGGGCACTAGGAATGGAGCCGGATCCCAGTACGAATTTGCTCGTAGTATTGGCTGAAGTAGAGGTGAATCCGGAACCTGAGATAATAGGTTCGAAGTTCGGGGGACCGAAATAGCCGAAGGGCAGGAGAAGGGGATCGGATGCTCCGGCCTCGACGTCTGCATTCATTTCTACATAGACGAACTTAGATTCATTAGGATACTCGCCGTATTCCTTGAGCCGTGCTGCATTTGCATCCCAGCTTAAATATTTATCTCCAATGAGGCGTGCCACATAGTTAGGAGATGTAGGATCGAGAGTACAATTATCAAATCGTTCTAAGATGACCACATTGTTGTCTGTATCAAGCAAAGATCTAATAACCACCGAAAATGTACCATATTGACTTGTCGTGCTCGTCGAGTGACGAACCTTTTCGATAGAGACTTTAGCATGCTTATTGAGCCATGCACCATGGCCACGACCCTTCAAGCGGAAAAGCTTGGCCATTTGCGCTGGCTTATAGGTGGCCGGGTCTCCACTTAAATCCTGTCCAATAAACCAACCGGCAACAGCTTCGCGAGAAGCTTGGGACTTCATATAGTGTGGTCCTACACCTGTGGAGCCACTCTTGGCAATCCCGTAAATAACACCTTGCATATCCGAACCAATCAAAGAAGTGCTTCCGGAAACCATATAGTTACGTAAATTCTGTTCAAATGATTCTCCTAACCAAATAGATGCACTAACCGGATAAAAAGTATTTTTTGCAGTTAGTAATTGAGGGTTAGTATTAAACCGCTTTCTAATGAATGTTTCTGCATCATCATCGAAACCGAATTTTACAGTTTCTTGTACTTGGTTCTCATTAGTTACCACCAAGGTGAATAACTTGTTACTATCCATTCCTATACAAGCAGTTGTTCCTGACATGTAAGCACCGCCGGCGCCGCGGCCGGAACCCGAAAGGGCAACAGAACCACTATTCATATAGAAAACAGCAGCAAGGACGCCAGCGCTGGGCGTCGAGTTGGACTGATTAGCGACTCGGCCCGGATCTACTAAACCAGGGGGACGTGTTAGGTCGGCGCCACTTCCAGAAGGAAAAACCCAAAGTCCATAAGCACCGCCACCAGAGGCGCCGTTTTCCCAATGAGGATAAGTGCCTAAATTAGCTGCGTTGTTGGTGGTTTTCCAACCGGCTGCTGCAGCGGCGCCAGCGCTGCTGCCAATACTTGTCTGCTGTCCTAAAAGACGGATATAGGTAAGAGGAGCAACATCTGCGTTTAAGAAAGCTTTGGCTGCATACGTCCCGTACATCGGGGATTGGAAGTTACCATTACGATAGATATCGCCGCCCGCACGACCGGGTACGGTGTCTCCAAACATTTCAACGAAGTCTGCGTAGGACGAAACCTGAACAGGCTGCATGGCAAGACCACGAGATGCGCGGCCGATTACTACGGGGCCAATCGCTTGGGGGCTCTTAGGAATGAAAGAGTTATCAATTTCATTAATAAAAACACCGGGGGAGACAAATTTAAAGTTTTTCACTGACATATTGCTTGGTTCCTCTTCTGTGAGTATGACATTATATCATATTGCAATCATAAACTAAATAGTATTTCTATTTTCAAAAAGCGGAAAAAGGTCCTGAACTAAACAGAAAAAAGCCGGTTCACTTCAGGAACTCTCTCCGAAGAGCGGAATGTCGCCTGCTGGAACCACTCTTTCGGATGGAAATTGAAATTCGACGGTGTTTTCATCTATTCTCACAATGGGGCGATCTTCGTTTTCTCCTTCGCCCATCAAATACCCTAAAACTTTAATAGTAATTTCCGTCGTAAACATGCGCATATCTTCGCCGAGATTGCTAATGTTATTGCTCTGAGCAAAGCTTTGATCGATGAATGCTTCGTATAAATGGCCGTTGCGGCGCATTACAAACGAATTAATTTGGCCGGTTCGTGCGATAAAGGGAGCTACTAAATCATTCATCTGTTGTTGGTATTCGGTTTTAAGTACAATCTTGTAATCAATATTAACGTATACTGGGATAGGCACCGATAAGGTTTGGATAACGATTTTGTGGTTTTTTCTCGGATAAAAAAGCTGTCTTTTGGATTCAGGAGGATCAGAACGACCGCGTTGGCGAACTCCGCTCGCTATAGCAAAATTCCGAGTTTTATCTGGAACAATGCGCTTTGCAATAATAAACCTTCCTGATCTGCCGTTTTTGTTCTTAGAATAATAATGCGCTTGAAAGGAGCCTTTTTTCTGCGGATCTTTCACAACGGCTGTGCGTTCCACACTAATGAGAGGAAGCTTTAAGGCGCCGGCGTTATCTCTTAAGTCTTTTTTGTGCTTAATCTGGTACGCTCTTTCGGGTGCTTGCCACAGCACAGGAGTGGTTACAAAGCCTTCATTGGTACGGGTTCCCAATTTCAAATCTTCTTTTACCCACGACACCAGGGAATAATCAATATTCTCTAGAGTAGAGGCCAACATTCCGATCTCTTTAAGACCTACGGCGCGTTCAGTACCTACGGGCAACATCGCAAAATCAAAATTATCAGGTAGCATCGAATAGTCCCTTTCTGGCTCTCTTACAAGTGGCCGTAATTTCAAAGCTGTGCTCTACTTGGCCAAAAAGCTTCTTCGGCTCCGACAGCTTTACGATTTCATAGAAAAAATCGCCATATAATACAAAATCCCCTTCGCGGACATACAAATCCTGATCTTCGGTAAGCCTTCTGTGTTGGAAGTGAACCACAATTTCCCAGGACTTGTCAATTCCCATATTTTCCATATATTCGGTAACATAGTCGGTAAACTCTACCAGGGCATATACACGGACTGGGGGCAAATAGGTTTTTTCAGGTGCTTCGCCATATAATTCATGAAACTTGGTAGTTTCTAAATCAATGGGATAATATAAGATTTGCTGGCCAATGACTTTTTCAATTAATTCATCATTAACCTGTTTTACCAGATCTCGCTCTTTTTTCCCTAAGAAAAGAGGCGGGGGCGGTGCGGCTGGTCTTTTCCATTCATTATCGGACATGGG